TAGGAACTGAAGTTCACAACGTGAACCTTGCTTCCTTTAGATGATGATGTACTCATTGTTGTAGCTTGTTTCTTCGGTGTAGACGTTTTGGTTCACCGTAAATTTCTCGTAGTCTGTTTGCGAAGTTACAAAGACCCTGTCCCGATATATTAGATTTCCCGATGCGAATACCTTTAACCCATAGAATCTATTGTTGACCAGTACGAACGTGCCTGTAAGGGTCATAAAACCATTAGCAGAGGCTGCCGTAACCGCAGGTGTTGCGGTGGTGTTTGTTGATTCATCAATCAGCGCAATCGTAACGCTCGCAGGGAACGTGCGAGGTATGATTACAATGGCTTGTGGTGAGGCTGATACTTGAAGGATATGCATCGTAACTAAATAACCTTTTAATTCAGATTTGTTTGAAAATAGAAAAGGGGCTTGCGCCCCCTTAACTATTCTGCCTTGTGGTAGGTTACGAGTTTGAACCCACAACAATCGTGTCAGTTGCACCTGCAAGTCCTGCGAATGGATTGGCAGTAGTAGCACCTGCGATGAAGTTGGCAGGCATTGTCTCTTGCCCTTCCATTGTCAAAGTGTAACCCGATAGGTCACCCATTGCCGCACCAGTTACAATCGTTCCACCCGTTACTTCAGCACCGTTCACCATACCCATAAGGAATGCGTTGCCGTTGTAGTCTTGTACCACCACATAAGGCCGACCATAAGCAAGCAGCTTCAATTCTTTGTTGTCCTCCTTTGTGAGTTTGGTCAACGTCAAATTCAACGTCTGCGTGAAGAAGGTTGTGCCATTATCACGGCTTGAGTTGAAGGTCTGCTCAAAAGATGAGTTGCCTTTCACAAGGTATTGGTAAGCAGAGAAGGTACCACTGATGTTGGTAATCTCATCGTTGGTGAGGGTAATCGTACCCAAGTCACCAAAGTCTACAAAGTACACGGCACGAATGCCACCTACTACGTCTTTACAGGGTACCGCCCTGCCTTTAGTTAAATCACAAGCCATTGTTTCTTTGTTTTATTAGAATTAAAAAAGAGGGCGAGGACATAGCCCAAGCCCCCTCTTGATTTACATTAACTCGGATTAAGAGTAAAGGACTACGTCAGCTCCGATTCCGTACTGAACTCCTGCGAAGAAGCGTAGGATTACGCGGATGTTGTCTGATCCGTCAAGGTCAGCCATATCAAGAACACGAACTTCGTTGCGCTCATCAAGAAGTCCTGTTCCGAAGAACAAGTTGCTTGTTTGACCTGCGACCATCTTGTTAGAAGGAAGACCGTTACACATTCCGACACGGATGCCATCAAAGAACAAGTCTCCGTTGCCGTACCAAGTAGTGCCTTTGTTGTCAACACCATTCGCTCCAAGACCTGAAGTTCCGAATCCACCAAGCGCACGGACATAAGCCTTTGCTACGTTTTGTGGCACGAAAATAGTCAAATCCTCCTTACCGTAAAGTGCTGAAGGAATGGCATCTACAACTTTACCAAGCTCTGTGATTACGTTTGCAGCAGTCACGGTGGTAGCGGTTACGTCAATAACGTCAGAGTCAGCAGTCATCAAAGAAAGGAATCCAGAGAACTCACCTGCACTTGCAGCGTTACCGTTCCAAATGTTCTGCTCAATCTTCTGTGAAGTCTTTGCAGCAACGTGAGCGATAAGGAAGTCAGCGAAAGAAGCAGGAATGCTATCGTAAGCAGAGAAGCCCATTTGACCACCAATCCACGATGAGTAGTAGTCTTTTTTGCAAAGCTGCAAGTTTACTTGAAAAGGCTCAACGGCAAGAACGCGGTCGGTCAAAGTCAAGGTAGAAGTTGCATCAAAATCACAAGTACCATCTTTTACGATGTCATTGGTGTTCACCTTCTGCAAGGTGGTTTTGTAGTTTACGTTTGGAAGAATCTCAATGAGACCTTTGTCCAAAGTGTTTGCGCTCAAAAGAGCAGCAGAGATGTACTTACTGGCAAATTGGCCAGCGTACGAAGTGGTGATTGAAGTGGTCGTAGCCATTTTTTATATTTATTATTTGTTGATTCGTGCAAGGACTCGGTCAATCGCTCTTTCGGGGCGGTTAGAACTCATCTTTTGGACTTGCTTTGTCTCTGGATTGTGCTTGATGGCTTTCGCAGCAGGTGCGGCAGATAGTTCAGCTTTCATAGCTTTCATCTCCTCCTTCTTGGCATAACTGCCCATCTCCTCACGCATCCCTTTCATTTCTTCGCGCATCATTGCAATCTCCTCAAGAACTTTCTCAATGATTGCTACAACCGCAGGGGCTTCTTCTACCATTGGCATATCAGCCAATTCGGTAGGTACTTCAACCTCTACTGCTACTTCAGCAGCAGGGGCATCTTTAATTTCAGCGATTACGCCTTCTTCGGTGATGACCAAAATACGGCCATCCTCTAAAAGGTGTTCGCCAACTGGAGCTGCAACTCGGTCTTCTCCACTAAGGATAAACACTTCGTTGCCTGCTTCAAAGGCTTCAGCCTCAAGAACGGCACCGTTCTCAAGGTTCATTGTTGCCAAGCTTACATTCCTTACGGAAGCAAGTTCGGCAAGGATTCTGTTCAAAATTGAATTTGCTTTCATACTAACTAATTAAAAGGGTTTTGGTTATTTGTAACATTTTTAAGGATTGATAACTACTGTTCCTTGTCCGACAAGCGAACCAACACCCTGCGCTTGCAGGGAGCCATCGCAGCAGATTGACTTGTAGGTATTGTCGGGGCATAAGCATCCACGCCTTCCACCTCGTGGGGAAGCAACAGGGAGTTTTTGTGGTCTATTCATTTTTGAGGTCTTCTTTGTGGTATAGGTATTCGCTATCTTCTGTATGCTCTGCGCCAGTCATCAGCCTGCCATTTTCATCCTTGTGAGTTAGGCCTGTGTAGAGTTTGCCATCTGCGGTGTAATGGGGTACGCCTACCGCAAGATCAATCTTACCAAGTTCCTTGAGTTTGGACTCTGCCCACCTTTTGCCTGCAAGACCGCCCCACAACAGGAATGATATTGTACCGCAGGCTTCGCTATTGCTTTCATCGTAGTATGTCTCGGCTCTTGATAGGTATGAGTACATCCGTGTGATTGTCTCTACCGACAATGCCCTGCCTTGAGCTAACTGCTGCGCCCTTACCTTACCCACAGGCGTAGCGCACTTGTTGCCGTTCTTCTCGTTTAGTTCAATGCCGCGCTTGGCGTTGTTCTTTACCGCATCGGGGTAGTCAGCAAAAGCCTCAAGCTCGGTGCGTGTTCCCGACTTCTTACGACCATCTCTTTTTATGATAGCGATTATTTGCGATAGCATCAACGCTGCCTCTTGCTCCTCAATAATCTCTAACTCCTGCTTGGATAGGTTTAACTTATCAACGAAGTAGCCCTCAATAGAGAACCCACGAAACTCACCACTCTTGACGCGCTGCCAGATGCTATCGTTCTCTATCTTCATAGATACCATCCAAGTGCCTATGGGTAGGTCAAGGCCATAAGCCCTGCTCTTATCAAGCGTTGCATCTTCAATAATCCAAGACTCTACAATCGTAGTACCCTTGACATCGTAGTCGTGTTCAATGGTAGCGTTGTTTTGGTAGCCGTTCTTAAAGAACAACTCCATCGCTTTGCGGATGGTGTCTTTGGAGAAGTACACATAGTACTCATTCTCGCCATCGGTGCGGTAGATTGGCTTGTCTGGGATAAGGGCTGCGCCCATCAACAACCGCTTCTCTTGGTTTTGCATTGCAAAGACCTCACGCTTCTGCGAGTTAAGCGCAATAAAGTCCTCCTCAATAGCAGGATGCTCTACAAGGGAGATTGCATCAATGCCCGTAAGGAGCATCGTTTCATCTAAAATAAGTTCTATCAGTTTCATATTATCCGAATGTTGCGGTGCGTACCCGTTGGCGTTGTAGTTGTTGTGAGGTCGTTACATCACCACCCACAACGTATGCACGGATGGGTTGGTTGAACTGCCCACCGATGCTCTGGGCAAGTTGGTTAGTGCCACTCTGCCCTACGATGTTAAATTGAGGTGCAGGAACGCTTGCCGCACCACTACCTGCCGCGCTGCTTGCAGATGGGGCAGTTGGGGCTGCTGCACCCGAATTAAACTTTGTTGCGGATATTGCCGCTACACGGGCAAGGCCACCTGCTACGGCTACACCTGCTGCAATCTGGGCGCGGACTATGGAAGTAGGGTCACCAACAATTAACTGTGATGCATAAGCCTTTTGCGCTGCGGTAAATGTGGTGATAAGCGTTTCAACAATACTTAAAGCTTTGTTTCTATTGAATGATTTTTGTGCTGCTTCTTCGTTATCCGCATCAAAAATAGAGTTTAACTCTTTTAGGGCAGAGATAGTTCCAAGAGCCGAATCGGTTGCGAGGTCTTGTAGTTGTTGGCGAAAGGCTTTCTCTTTATCTAATTTCTCTTTATTGGCTTTATCTGCCGCATCGGATTCAGCCCTTCTATATTGTGCGCTGCGCATCATCTGTTGCTCTGTGGCAAAAGCAGCAGCATCATCCGCATCTTGAATGGCCTCATAGGTTAGTTCAAGTTGCTCAATGTTAAATGTAGCTTGCGCTTTGATTGCTGCGTTGGTAGCATTGGTGGCATCCTCCATAAGCTGCCTATCCTTCTCAATGCGTTGGTTTATTTCATTGAGGCGAGTAAACTCCTCAAGACGTTCCTTTTCTCTATCAGCTTTTGACTTTACTGCGTTTGCTGCTTTTAAGTCCCTAATGCGTTTGTCCTCTGATAAATCAAGCGCACGGTTAGCAGATGCATTATCAAGTAAGGATTGCGCAATGTCTTTTTGGGCTTTGGCATCATCTCCCAAAAATGCTTGGCGTTGTAGAAGGTCTAACTTTTCTTGAAAATTTAGTTCCTTCTTCTTTTTGAAGATTTCTTCTGCCGTTGCCCCAGATGCTTCAAGCTCTGCTATCTCACGTTTAATCTCATTAGAACCACCTGCTCGGGCTTTGTTCTCTTTGTCAAGTGCATCTGCCGTAGCAATAGTTGCATCGTTGTAGGCCTTCTTTGCATCGGTTGCTGCTTTTAACGCGACCGCTTCTTCTTCTTCACTAACAACGAGCAGGTCGTATAACTTAATCGCTTCTTGAATTACCAAAATAGCAATACCAAACGAGGCAGTCTTTAGCGCAAGGTCAAGACCTTTTATCCCTGCGGTTGTTGCTTTTACCGATTGGAACGCTTGGAAGAATGCATCGGACATTCCACCCGTAAGGTCGTTGATAAGCCCCTTGATAGGGGACAAGGCATTCTTTAGGGTTTCAACATCCTGTGTTCCCTTCTTAATCTTGCCATCACCTTTGCCAGTATCATCAAAGGCTGCGTCTAAATCATCCTTGACCTCTTTAGCCTTACGCTTTACACCATCAAGCTCTTTACTGATTTTAGCAGCAGCAGGAGCAGCGTTGGTGACAATGTTGATGTCAATCGTTATTTCTTGAGCCATCTCCTTCTAATTATCTTTTTGGTGTCCTGCCAATTACTTGGTATATGGTATTTGCCTTTTGCTATTTCTACGTTATCGCTCACCCCAATCCAGTCCTCTGACTGGAGTAGGTCTACTAAATAACCAATATATCCTTTTGTCATACTACGTTAAGGAGTTCAAATGTTGCTTTGCCTGTGGTCATATTTAGACTCACGTTGTTTATGATGTACTTGGTATTGTTCCAGATGATTGCATTCTGAAGGTTCAGCGTTATGATTTTACCGATAGGCAGCACCGCATCCACGTTGTACACCCTTCTTGCTTTCGCATACAGGTCGGTGATGTAGTCGCTCCACTCGTTGTTGTACAGGCTTTGGTTGACCGATTGCAGATGGTATGGGTCTATGTCTGCGCCAAACGTGATTGCGTGTGATGAGGCAGCACTTTGGTAGCGGTTTGACGTATTGGCATACCAAGCGATGTTCACTTGTTCGTGGCTACCATCTGCATTTACAAATGTTAAAGGATTTGTTTCTTCAAAGTCGTAGTTATCAAAGTACCCATAAAACAATACGGGCGCACCCAAGTATGGGTTGAATATACCGTCTTCGTTTGCTTCGCTTGTGATGCTTTTGTACACGAGTACGTTTGTCAGGCCACCCGTATGCAGGTCAGTCAGCCTTTCAAATAGCGGACACTCAAACGGCACCTCAATTAAGAACTGCTCGCCATCAAAACTAAAGGTGTTGTTCAAATCCCCAAAGCCTACGTTGTTTGTCTGTAAGTATTGAAATCCAATTATTGCTTGGGTCTCTTGGTACTTAAATTCAATCTCCCTGTAAAGGGGTGGGCGGTTCACGACATACTCCGTGATGTCAAGATAGGTCTGATAGTTTTGGGCGGTTCCTGCTGCGTACCAATCATCTAACGGCTGAAGCAAGAAGCTCGTTGATGTAGTTGGCACAATCACCATATTGTACATCTTTAGAATGCCTGCTAAAAAGTCTTTTACCTTTATTTCGGGCATAAGGTCTTGCACTACCACTAAAAAAGAGTAAGTTGCGGATGCAGTTTGGTCTACCGAAAAACTTACGGCAGAGGTATCACCATCAACGGCAGAATAGTCCGTGCATTGATAGTTTAGTGTAGTAGCACTTTGAGGTCTGATAAGCAACTGCACCGTATCTCCTGCGCCATACGACAAAGCAGCCATTGTTGTAGTTACGGAAGATGCAGCGTGAGCAGCAACCAATACAGAAAAATCAAACACCCCATTACGAAATACAGAAAGCTCATAGGGCGCACTTACGTTTGCCATTGTAATATCCAAGTCGTATTGCCCGTTATCGGCAACAGTCCAAGTATCGGTTGTCAAATTGAACTGCGAACCGCTACCCGTATTGCGATTCATATTTATTAACTGATAAGCAATGTCGTTGCCCCCTGCAAATAGATAGCCCTCGTAGCGATGCAGCCATAGCGACAAATCAACAAACGGAGTAGCGGATAAGAATGAACCTGTAAACGTGATTCCGTATTGGGCTGCTATTGCATTAAGAATAGATTGAACCTTTAACGCAGGCTTTAACTCAAAGTAACGGATGCCACGATTACCTTGACTGCCGCCTCCTGCCTTGTGAGCTATGTTGTTCACATTGTCAGCACCCGCACCACCACCGCTTTGATAAAACCAATTCTTTACAGGGCTGCAAAGCGGATAGAACAAGCCTGTGTCATCATTGGTGGTTAGCTTATTAAATACCACAGTATCGGTGTACTCGTGATTGAACTCGGAAAAGTCAACGTCATACAGGTAGTCCTCGCCAAACAAATCAGTAAGCGTTACCACATCTCCATAGAACGTCAGCGTGTACGCATAAGGCTCTGTGCCTTTCAACTGCACGTTCTCTACCTCTATCACGCCTGTGCGGAATGGCAAGGAGTTTATTTCAATTCTTGCTTCTTGTCTTAACCTGCCATCAAAAGTATTGGCAACGCTCGTGCTTGATGCGCCTGCGTTCCAAACCGTGTTAAAGGTATTCCAAGTGATGCCTATGCTATTCCATACGGGGCTACCGCCCGTCTCGGTAGTAATTAGCGACTCCGTGATATTGGCGTTGTAGTAATGCTGAAGTATCTCGTTATTGCGTGGGCTTGCAGGAATGGTAAATCCCTGCGTGAAGTCCGTGAACACCTTTGAGATGTCCTGCACGTTCTGCACCGAGAGATTGATGCTGATCTCCTCATCATCAAAGATGTCAAGGCGAAAGCCATTGACGTAAATATCAACCTTGTTCATCGTACCAAGCTGCGCTCATCAAATCCGAAGTCAAAGGACATTGTGTAATTGATAAGCTTTGTGTTCACGCTCTTTTGGTATTCTATGGTTCCACGATTCGGAACTGCACTCACCCAGTTGCTATTGGTATAGACCGCAACGTACTCACTCATTAGAATGTCCTCAATAGTCTCATCGTAGTCTTGGTCAACGAACCCTGTGTTTAGAGTTAGGGTGTTGCGAGAGTTGACGTTGAAGGATTGGTACTTGCCTACCTCCAATGAAGGGGTGGTGAAGCCATCGTTGTAGATGCTCTTTTGGTAGGAGTCCTGCGTGAAGTTACCACGCTCATCGCTGCGCTTAAAGAAGGTGATGAAGTCAGCAACGCCAAAGCGGTTAATGAACGCCACCTGTACAGGAGTGTACTTCGCCTCACATTGAACATAGTACCTCACCGTTCCAATCGTGGTATTGGATGCATTCTTTAGAATTACATCGTAGTACTGACCTACGCCACCATCGGGTTGATTGCTTGGCTTTATTGAGGAATCTAAAAAAGAATTGTTCTCAAGGTTTGCAGGGCCGACTCCTGCATAGATTACAAGGTTTTGTGAGTTGTTGGTTGCGCGTGTTGGTGGGGCGGTGCTGACGGAACTCACATAAAAATCATCGGAATCACCACTCTGCCAACTGATAACAATGTTAGCAAGACCATTATTTACGCTATTGTTAATTGCAAGGGATTCATAGTTCCCTACAAGCACCTGCCTGTCTCTGCTCGTTGCAAGCACGGGTTGTGATACCGCAACGGGGGCGATGTTATCACGGGTTGCCCATCCATCAGTTGTGAGGTATGCGTATGCGGTAGGGGATTCATCTGGGAAGGTTGCGTTGGCGGGTGCTGCTCCGTTGTTAGAGAATGTCACAGAGCCTTCGGGTACTATCCACAACGCCTCACCCTGTGGGCTTTGCGTGTAGCCTATGTCATTCCATACGCTGAAGTCGTGGTAGAACTCCGAGCGCACAAGGTCGCTGATTTCAAAGTTGATGACTTGGTTTATGGAGTAGTCTTTGCTCAACGAGTAGTTAAACGAACCCGATGCGGCAAGCACCCCCGTACGAATACGCAGGTTTAAGTCCATCTCTGTAAGCGTGTCAAGCGCAAGAGCGTTATTCTTTGCCGTGATAAATTGTGGGCTTCTTGCCATAGCAAGGCTATTTGGCGTGGAAAATACAGGTGTACTCATTCTTTTTGGTTTTGCAATGTGAATCGTAAGAAGTCCGATAACTCAAGAGCGTATGCCGTTGCAAGCTCCTCTGGTAACTGTTCAAAATTTAACTGAAAGGGTCGGGTAAAGAAACTTGTTGTACGGATTCCCTTGTTGTAAATACTGCGTGTAATTAGAAACGCGGTAGAGTCATAGCTCAAGAATTGTCCTTTTGAACCTTTTTCCCTACTTTGAAATTGAAAACGTCTTGCTCTTACCCATCCATTGATTGCCTTTGTAAGACCGCCAGACATTCCGCTTCCTGTTCCAAACCTAAAAGGGCTGCTTGGTGCTTTGGAGTTTGAGGACTTACCCTGCACACCATAGTCTTGGAACTTCCAGTACGGAGCGAGCTTATCCATCTTCCATCGCAGAGCAAGGGAATTTGGGCCTGCCTCTACCTCATACTGCAACGAGTTGTAAAGGGTGCCAGTGACGTTTTTATTTTCACGAACGAGATTAGCCCTTGCCTGTTCTACAACGCCTTTAGCAAACTTCTCAAGGCTTGCCTTTACCAAATCTTGACGGACTTGCATTTAGCAGACGCTGATTTCGGTGTTAGCAAGCATCACGTCAAAGGTTGCAGTCCACCCTGCAAGCAGGTTCTCAAACCTCTCGGTGAAGGGTAGGCACGTTGGGTTGCCATCCAACTGGTAAAGTTCGGTGTACAACTGCCCCCTGCGGAGTTCCTGCACTACATCGTTGATGACCGCAAGCTGCGTGTTTAGGATGTCTTGCACGTTGCTCGTTCCGTAGAACGGCTCTGCTTGGCTGCGAGGATTTTCTTTGGTCTCATCAATTACATCCATACAGATAAGGCTCACGCTCATCCGTACTACCTGCCCCTCAAAGGAGGCTTGGTTTATCATAATGTGAGCAAGAGGGAAGATGGTCTGCTTGTTTAAGTCCACATCAAAGACATCTCCAAACGTCACTACGTTTACTTGGCTATGCGCGTCAAGGGTATCTTTTAGCTTGGTGGTGATGTCGTAGAACTGTCTCATCGTTTTAGTTGTTTTTGCAGAATCTTGCTCTCGGTTTCTATGCGGTCTTTGTCAAAGGTGAGGTAGGTGAATGCGAATGCTGCTGACATTTGTGATACTTGGTCAAACTTCAAAGGGTCACCTCCTGATAGTTGGTAGAAGATAGGGAGCCAATTCCACCGTTTAGAAAATTGTGTAGCGGGGCTAAACTCATCTGATTCTCCATCGCTAAAGATTTCAGGGAAGCCTGCGACAAATCGCTTCCTAAAGTCCAAAAAAAAAGCATCGCACCTACCGCAATGTCAAGAGGTATCTCCAACATCTGCCCTGCGTACTTGGCAGAACCCTCGTACTTTTCTATGTCGTATCGCTGACCAAACGTAGAAACGATAGGTCGGAACAGAACCGCCATCGCCTTGTGCATCTGTGACCAGTCAGAGATGTATTGGTCAACATCGTTTAACTCGCCAACGGTGATCTCCTCAAGGCTTGGGATAAAGCCGAACTCCTGCTTGCCGATAAAGAAACGCTGCTTTAGAGCAGGGCGTTCTTCAAAGGCTTTCATCAGTATGCTATTCACCTTCGTAAGGCTTGAGGCTTTCATCTGGAGGATTACATCCATCTTCAGACCGCAGAAGATTTCTAATGACTTGCGGGCAAGGAACTCATCATCACCCTCAAGTCGGATGAACTTTTGGTAGTCAACGAGTTTTATCTCGTTCATCTGGTTGGGTACAAAGAGTTTCATTGTATTAAAATAACCTTTTAGTTTTAGCGTATGGCATACCTGCCAAAGTTAGGTCTGCTGAGTTTGTTATACGTTGCATAGCGAAGCGCATCAATGGCGTGATTGAATGCATCAATGGGTTTGTTTAGCAGGTTTCCATTTTTGTCTTCTACCCACTTGTAGTTCTGCAATTCTTTAATTAGGTTGCTGCTTCGTGGTGTAACGAATAGCTTGTGCCGCTTGAGTACGTCAATACCCACTATGACGCTATCTGCGCCCTTCTGCGTGGGTTTCACGTTCCACCCCATACGATGCAGCTCCTCAATAGATTTGGGTTCAGCAGAGTCAGCATATATCTCCGTGCGCCTATCAAGCCCAAGAGAGGCAAGTACGTTGCTGATGTCGGGATTTGTCATCCCCGTGCGGTAAATCAATTCATCCACATACAGATTGTCTCCCGACTTGTAGACCGCCACCAATGCGCTTGGGTCATTCGTGTAACCCCAGTCAAGTCCGTGACATAAGAGCGTGGCATCGGTTGGTATCTCGGCTTGCCCGTATTGGAAGATGGTGGCTCTGCTCATACCACGTTCTCCAAGTCCGTAGATACGCCAGTAGTCATTGTCCGTATGTTGCAGCCTCTCTATCTCCTCCACGATTGAGGCATCCAAGAAGGGATTGTCAAGGTAGGTTGACTGGATGTAGGTAACGTCATCCCTTGTCAGCAGCTTATCGTAAATCCAATGGAACGCATCAGAGGGGTTGTAGTCAACCCATATCTTGCCCGTTGTGCGGATTAATAATTGAAAAAAATCCTCCCAACTGAGTTCGTTTGTTTCATTGCAAAAAAGGTAGTCACGTCTTGCTCCTCGTTTCTTTTGAGGTTGGTCAAGGCTGATGAACTCAAAGAGGT